TCGTTCTATATAACAATTTGTTAAATAACATATACAAATAATGACAAAAATAGAAGAAGGTTTGAAACTAGATTTTCATAATGTTCTCATTCGTCCAAAACGTTCTACTATTAATAGTCGTTCAAATGTTAATTTAATGCGAACTATCAAGTTCAAAAACTGTAAATCCCTAAAATCATGGGAAGGTATCCCTATTATTGCATCCAATATGGATACTGTCGGGACTTTTGATGTTTATAAAACCTTATCAAAATTTAAAATTATTACTGCTCTACACAAATTCTATAATGTTACCGATTTCTTATCATATCAGACCACTAACAATCTCATTTTAAATCCCGACCTTTTTATGGTTTCTACCGGAATCCAGGAAACCGATTTTACTCGTCTTAAAGGCATCCTTTCTGTAGTTGAATGCAACTGGATTTGTATTGATATAGCGAATGGTTATATTCAATCTCTTGTCCAGTTTTGCAGGCGTATTCGCGAAGAGTATCCCGATAAAATTATCGTTGCTGGAAATGTAGTTACCCGAGAAATCGTAGAAGAACTTATTCTCAACGGTGGTGTAGATGTTGTTAAAGTCGGCATTGGACCCGGAAGTGCTTGTCTCACTCGTATGAAAACAGGCGTAGGTATGCCTCAGTTATCTGCTATTATGGAGTGCGCCGATGCGGCTCACGGTGTCGGGGGACATATTATTGGCGATGGAGGTATTACTTGTCCGGGTGACATGGCGAAGGCATTTGGTGGTGGTGCCGATTTCGTCATGGTTGGTGGCGCATTTTCCGGTCATGACGAAAATCCTGGAGAAATTATAACCAACCCGGATGGTTCCCAAAGTAAACTATTTTATGGAATGAGTTCTTCACACGCCATGAATAAACATTATGGCGGTATGAATGACTATCGCGCATCCGAAGGTCGAATTGTTCGTGTCCCATATCGCGGTCTTCTTGAACACACAGTTCTTGATTATTTGGGAGGACTACGAAGCACTTGTACATATATAAATGCGTCTTGCATTAAACACATGCCACTGTGTACTACATTTGTTCAAGTTTCACAACAACTTAATACATCGCTTGTATTGTAATTATGTATAGTTATTATATTTCTGACTCAATATTTCGAGAAAATGGTAATCGAAATATTGTAGTGTATGCTATAATATTTTTATCTCGCATACATAAGACCTGCGTTACCAGACATAAATGTAACGACGTTGTATCTTTCTTCTAAAATAACCAAATTATAGTTGTAGTCATATATACGCCATGTCGGCTTATTTACACCAGTCGGTATTTTCGTTGCAGGGTCACAAATTGTCAGAAAATTTGCACTAGGGTCCAATGGTGGATAAAAAGTTGTGAACTCAAATTGAACATTCGAAAACTTACTTGTATTAAGCGCTCCAGTCGGCTGTAAGTTAAACGGGTTGGTATCTAGACAAAAATTATAACAATATAATCCATTAACACCTTCTCCGCTAGTTCTTACGTATTTTTCTATATAGTTATACACACCTGCATCTAGCACATTTTCACGATACTTTCCATCCAATAAAATAGCCATATTTAGTAATATATTACGCTGATTATCTACACTAAATGGTTGTGTAACAAAAAATCCTGTATTATTACCGGTTATCGTATTATATCCTGGACCTATCAAATTATCATTACATGATATACTTATTCCACCGTAATAACCATTATACTGTGTAAGCGGCGCAATAGGTGCAGGAAGTATATTTACAGGCAAATAATTATATGGCCAATTCGTATAGTTGCTCCACTGATTTCGTAGATTAATATCACTTCGTTGAAAATAAAACATCCAACTACTTACCATACCCAATGTATTTTCTAGCCATACGCGCTGTGATCCTGTAACATTCTCAAAATTCCATTCATATGCAGACTTGATTAAATATTTTTGCTCTGATGCTGCGAATGTCTTCGCTTCCTCGTTTGATAAAAATCCATATGTGCTAATCAAATGTATATCTGCATTCCACTCAGATTGTGCGGTGTTAATATACCCCGAAGCATCTAGACTAACACTTGGTGGAGACTGGAGAAATCTATACAGCTGCATATATTCGTTTGTATAATTTGGACGAACAATAGGCCATCCGTTTTGTGGGTCCATAACATCACGAATCGTGTATAAATCTTGTATAGGTCTCATAACTACGTCTATCTTTAGCTGATTATACTGAAGCGCGATTAGAGGAAACGCCATTTTACTTGAAAGAGTAAACCAAGCATTTATTGGTATATATAATTTGCGACTTCGAATTGAAGGTTCTGAACCTTGAGGTAAAGTAACATAATATGCATTCGGATACATATTTATTCTACTTTGTGCATTTCCTGGGTCATTTAACTCTGCAATATTTCCCGTCATTTCATTATATAGCGCTCTCTTGGTTCCTATAAAATCTCGCTGCACTAGGGCCAATAAATACTTACCTGTTAATACTTGTAATGTTTGCCCACCAACGGATATACGCACCTCCTTTATCATTTGTGTTCCTAAATTCTCAATCCAACGAAATTCAAATGGTGCCCAATCTTTAGTTCCACATACAGGATTAGGTGGCCATATAGGGCTCCATATTGTTGGAAGTGTAACTACAATATATGTATCCATTAATAAATCGGCATACCTTGGAACATAGAAAGTAAACGTCGAATCCGTCGTTAACCTAAGAGACCTTTGCCCCGTAAAGTCAATTCTAAATTTTTGTAATCCGAAATTTGTATACTTCGCATATGTAGCTTTAAAAAATGTTTTCTTAGGGTTTCCATTTAATATTACATTTTGATTTCCATAAGATACAATATTTAGTAATCCCCCCGTCATTCTTTTTGTTTATAATATTATTATATATATTTAACATATTAATAATTTTTAACAAGTTTTTTATATATATAATTAATATCGTTATATAATTAATATCATTATATAATAATATAATTAAAACTATGTCAGCACCACAACCCGGACAACCACAACCTCCTCAACCAGGTGGAGGTATTAATATTAATTTCTTACCTTCTACCGATGCTATCCGCAAGGCTCTAACTTCAAAAGTGACCCCTATGGCGATTCATTGGTTCGGTATGGCCTTTGTTATCGTCGTATTGCTATGGCTTATCACATACGTTACTACAAAGATTAATTTAGGAAAAACAAATTGCGATGTTATTAAAGAAGTTAATAAAGATTCGCCTCCTACAAAAATAAACTCAAAATGGACTTCATCTAGCTCCCCTGATTATGCTGGGAAAAACTTGCGCGATTTTTATATTAAAACTGCATATAACTGTTGCGCTTCCGGCCAATTTAAGAGTGACTATGTCAGTATGTGTGCCCTACAAAATGCAATTAAGCAAGGTGTGCGCTGTCTAGACTTTGAAATATTTTGTATAGATAATATTCCTGTAGTAGGTGTTTCATCGATTGATATAGTCGGTATAAAACAGAGTTACAATAGTATACCTATTTCCGAAGTTCTAAAAGAATTAAACAATATTGCTTTCTCTGAAACTGCCGGTATATGCCCCAATCCTAAAGACCCGTTACTCTTGCATTTTCGTATAAAAACAAATAATGTCAATATTCTTAATATATTAGCAAGTGAAATTGCAGAGAACTTAGGTGATAAGTTGTTACCAATTGAATATATGCGCGAATGTAATGGGACAAATATAACAAAACGACCCATTAAGGACTTTATGGGAAAAGTTGTCATTATGGTCGAGAAAAACGGAACAGATAATTCCATGCCTCTTTTGTATCAGTCGAAAAATATGTGGGAGCTTACAAACGTTACTACTAATTCCGTTTTTATTCATGAAAGCCGATATATGGATATTAAGAATTCTAATGATGTAGAAACAATCACCAATTTTAATAAACAAAATATGACACTTGTTCTCCCTGACTTATCTGTGTCAAATGCAAACTATATTTCAACTGTTCCACAGGCACTTGGATGTCAATTTATGGCTATGAATTTTCAAAACGTAGACCAGAACTTGCTTACTTATAATGAACTATTTGAAAATAAAGAGAGTGCGTTTGTTCCCAAACCCAATGAACTTTTATACATACCTGTGTTTATCGATAAGCCTAAACCTTTAGCCAATTATCTTAGTTATGCTGCTAAACAAGTCGATGGCCCTGGAAGTATTAAAATTAATGCATAAATTTGTACAACAATATTTTTCGATAGTTTTATTATATCATATTAATATAATAGTGTTTTATCATATTAATATAAATATATGTCTATGGATGATACCAATAATACTAATAATACCGATAATAACAATCAAAACAATCCATTAAACATATTATATTATGAAAATCGAGAATTAGAGTTATTGAAAAATGCAATTAATATTGAAGCAAAAAAACGAGGTCAACGTATTGCGCAAAATCCTGTAATGAAGCAGATTATTTCCGTTCTTGAGAAATTTATCCACGATAAACATCTTGTTTGTTATGGCGGAACAGCAATTAATAATATTCTCCCTCCTGTCGACCAATTTTATAACCGAAATTTAGAAATACCAGACTATGATTTCTTTTCACCAAATGCGATGAATGATGCAAAAGCCTTGGCTGATATTTACCTTCGTCTTGGATTCTCTGATGTAGAAGCAAAAGCGGGTGTTCATTACGGTACTTATAAAGTATTCGTCAACTTTTTTCAAATCGCGGATATTACACAACTAGACAGTAAACTATTTAGTAGTCTTAAACGAAACGCAATTATTAAGGATGGTATTCTCTACTCTCCTCCTAATTTTTTAAGAATGGCGATGTATTTAGAACTCTCTCGTCCTGGTGGAGATATCACTCGTTGGGAAAAAGTTTTAAAGCGTTTAAATCTTCTCAATAAAAATTACCCACTTAAGGCTGAAAAGTGTGACCCCGAAACATTTCATCATTCTTTCTCTGCGCGTTCAAAAACAAAACAATATTATTATCAAAAAGACCTTATACAAAATGTTATAAAGGATATCGTATCTGAGGAAAAGTTAGTTTATATAGGAGGTTATGCTAATGTGCTTTATTCGCGTTATTTGAAAAATCGTGAAAAAATGTATCTAACAGAAATACCCGATTTTGATTTGTTATCTACTGCACCCGATAAAACCGCAAAAAAAATAAAGGAAGAATTGGAAAAAAAAGGAGTTATTAATGTTACAATCCAAACAAAGCCGTCTATACCTGAATATTTATCTACACATTATGAGGTTAAGGTTGGTTCACAACCAGTCGCTTATATTTATAAACCACTAGCATGTCATAGTTATAATACTATAAAACTAGGTGGTAACATATTTCGTGTTGCTACTATTGATACAATGATGAGTTTTTATTTATTATTTTTATATGCAGACCGTCCATACTATAATCCGAGAAGGACCCTTTGTTTGTGTGAGTATCTTTTTAAAATACAGCAGAAAAATCGTCTTAAAATGCAGGGACTATTGCGGCGATTTAGCATAACATGTTATGGTAAGCAAAAAACGTTAGAAGATATTCGTACCGAAAAATCAAAACAATTTAAAAAACTTAAAACAAAGAAAAAGAGTAATGAATATGATAAATGGTTTTTGCGTTATAATCCAGAATTAAATACGAAAAATAAACCTGTTTCAAAACCGAAGAAGACAAAGGAAGATATAATAAATGAAGCGAAATTGGCCTTGGAGGCAAAGGCTCTTACATCAAAAGCAGTTATTGCTGAGCTAGAAAAAATAAATAAAATGTCGGATGTAAAAAGAAAGGGGTCATCAAAAACAAGAAAAAATTCTATATCAAAAATGAGTAAAACGCTTAAGTCTGTAAGTCCTACAAATTATCTATCGCGTGTATTAACAAATAGACAAAAGACTGTAAAATTTACTAAAAAAGCAAATAAGGTTAATAAGGCAAAAAATAAAAACAATATGTCAGAAGAACAAGTATTATTTATTCAAAATGAATTTACCCCTTCAAATATGACTATCTCTTTAACAGATGAAAAACTATATAAAAAATAATGTTACTACATGACAAACATACAATGATAAATAATATTTATTATTGTATTTTCTTAAATCTCACGAATCTCATGCATCTCAATCATATAATACTTCATACGGCTACACTATCTAGTACTCTTGTTAACCCAAAATATCCCAATCCGAATAGAGCACTAACAAAAATAAGTCCGCTTATATTATAGTTACCGTCGCCGTTAAATACAGATGGTATATATTTTAACATGTACTTTCTAAAAACAGGCATCTGAAAAGCGAAATAAAGTACGCCTACTAAAAGAGGTACCTGTATTAACTTATATACATTTTCCATAGTATCAACGTTATTTACATGATTAGAATATTTGGCTTCATTGATTGCTTCTTCTTCGTGTTGACTGATGTAGTCGTCATGTTCTTCTTTTCTATAATTTTGAGGCACGTAATTTGGATTTATCTGTGCATCATTCATCATACCTGTTGTATTCATAGGTATATCTCGAGAAGGTAAATTTGTCATCCCGGAAGCACTCGCTCTTTGAAGTCCGTTTACTAATTCATTCATAACATTTTGTTGTTGGGGCATTTGCATACCCATCCCACCGCCACCGCCGCCACCGCCACCACCGTTCATCATATTTACACCTGTAACATTTGGCGAATATACTTGCGCCGGAGGCATCATCTGATTATTCATCATACTACTATCTCCCATTCCACCCATTCCACCACCACCTCTCATACCATTATTCATTTCAGTTTTCTGAATCATAAGATTATTTTGATTACCCGAACTTGGATCAGTTGGTAGGTCATCGATGCTTGTTGTGTCGGCCATTATTCTCTTAATATATTCTATAAAGAATGATAGATTTCATTTACTACGCAAATCTAACAGTTTTTTTCTGAGAGTCACATAGTTCGGAAGTACTCTTATAATTATAACACTTTTTACCATATAAATACGTCTCTTTGTCTAATTCTTCTATCGGAGGCGCCGTAAATACAATACAATTTTCACCATGACATTCTTTTCTAAATAACGTTGATAATCCTAATCCAAGAATAATAGATATTATATATTTACTTGTCTCAGAATGTATCCACTTCTTTATATTCATTTTCTATATTATATATGCTATATTATATATGCTATATATATA